GTCAAAGACGCCGTTGTTACGAGTGCTCACATCCTTGCGGTTGTGACGCTCTTGGAACAGTTGGTAACTGGGGCAACGAACACGAATGGTCTCGATCTCAAGGAAGAGATCTTTGTTAACAAGGAACAGTAATATTACTGAACCTTACGAACAATGCTAAGATAGCTATTACGGGGCATATGTCACGTAATGCTACCTTGCCATAGATGCTAGACAATCGATAGTCAAAGATATATATCAATGAAAACAGATGCTAACGTTAGAATGGCCACGTACTCTCGTTCTATCAAGGCTGCGCTTTTGCGCAGACTTCAAGCCTATGGGGTAACCTATAGGCCCAGTAAGACGTGTCTCCTAGTAGGAAACATTCGACCGTTATTGGTCGAGAGATTCAAACACTGTCACGTCACCGAGATGTTTTACAACATGTCGGATGGTTTGATTGTGTTTGTGTACGGTCCGAGATCTGAGATTGCTCTGCTATTCTGGGAGTTATCCCAGATTGGCACAGCACGCACCGCCGAGTTGGAGGTGCGCTTATGAGTCCACGGTTAAACCGTAGGTCGCGAACCAAGCGTTCCTTACAAGGAATGCCGGCTAGCGATCTATGGTGGTCCGTGGGTAGCGGTTCAGGCGACAGATCAATTAGATCTGTGGGTAACTCCCATGTGTTAATACTAGCATATAATCGCCTGCTAGCTGACATCGCACAATTATCAAGGCTCACTATTGTGGCCCCTGATGACATCGCGTTGAGTTGGGTCCTTATAGAAGGACCTAAGCTAGACAAGGAACTGTTGAACTTCATCGAAGGTAATCAGGATTATCCTGACTTCCCTGAGTGGGTCCGCCCTCTCACTGATAGATTCCGCATCTCTCCAGATGCGGCTACCCTTAGGTGGATTAGGCAGTTACTTGTTTTCTGCTATAAAGCCGAGTTCGAACCTACCAATGAACAACTCCAAGAGGCACAGTGTGCCTTTAAGAATAATGAAGAATGCAACAAACTTTGGGCGGATTGTTTTAGACAATCTCCCCCGAGTCGTATTATGCATTCGACTGCTCGCTCGATTGTTTCGCAAGTAATTGCGAACGTTCGATGGTCTCAGATATCTCCTAGCCATGGCCCAGGTGCGGTATTTCCGCCCTGTGCCATGAGTGAAAAGAGTAACTGGGACACTATCTACACCACTATAGATCGTGAATATCCGTTTTGTCATAATTATGCTCTTCTTCCAAATTTTTGGAAGGAAGCGTGTTATGGTAATCCGTATTTGACGACTAGTGATCGTATTACGTGTAATCTTGTTGCAGTACCTAAAGACTCCAGAGGACCACGCATTATATGCGTGCATCCCAAGGAAGCAATATGGGTG